TGTACTATGCGTGTTGGTCGATACCCAAGTATGCGAGAGGGTGGTGCTAGTTGGTCTGGTGTTATTTGTGATACTAACGCACCAGAAGAAGATCATTGGTGGGCGATAATGGCTGGTGAAGTTCCCATACCAGATCATATTCCAAGAGAGCAAGCGACTATGTTAGTGAAACCTGACAACTGGTCTTTCTTTACACAGCCAGCGGCAATGGAAGAAAAGCTTGATGATAAAGGTGAAGTATCTGGTTATGAGATGAATAAGCAAGCAGAAAACGCAAGAAACATTCTTGATACATATTATCCAAATCTTATACGAGGTAAGACAAAGAGTTGGATTGATGTTTATGTAATGAATAGATTAGGAATGATTCAGGAAGGTAAGCCAGTATATCCTGACTTTTTAGGTGAAACACATATTGCTCAAGAAGAAATACCTATTGCAATGGGTGTACCTTTATATATTGGTATTGACTTTGGACTGACACCATCTGCTGTCTTTGCACAGAAAGTTCGAGGTCGATGGTTGGTTCAATCAGAGATAGTAGCTGTTGATATGGGTGTTGTAAGATTTGCAGAACTTTTACGACAAGAGATAAGTACTCGATTTAATGGTCTTGATGTGTATATCTATGGAGATCCCGCTGGTGATTTTAGGGCGCAGACAGATGAAACTACACCATTCCAAATACTGAGAGGTGCTGGATTGAAAGCTGTGCCAGCTCCAAGTAATAGTGTTGATTTACGTTTGGAATCTGTTTCTGCACAATTAAATAAAATGGCAGATGGAAAGCCAGCCTTTCTTATTGATAGAAGATGTCCACAACTTATAAAAGGTTTTCAAGGTGGTTATTGTTATAGACGTATGCAAGTATCTGGAGAACGATATGATGATAAACCTGATAAAAATATGTACTCTCATATACATGATGCCCTTCAATATCTGATGTTAGGAGCTGGCGAAGGTAGAACTTTGATTGCTGGTCAAAAGCCAGTAAAAGCTTTTAATGCAAGAAAAGGCTTTGATATTTTTGCAAGATCGCCTAATAATAAGAACAAGACCAGTTTTTGGAACAGATTGTAGGAGAATGATATGTGTTTTGGTGGTGGCAGTTCTCGACCTGAACCAGTAAGCCCAACAGTTACTGAAGAACAGAAAGAACAAAAAAAAGAAGAAACTCAGAAAAAAGTTGAACGTAGACAAGAAGCTCTTGAAAAAGAAGTTACTTCAGATACACCAATAAAAACACAGCTTACTTATGAGATGGGTGCTAAAGCTGGAACACCAGTTACAAGAGGTAGAAGAGGAAGAAGAGCTTTATATACAAGTGGTAGAGGTGGTATAGGCTATCGCAATCCACTAATGTTTGGATAAAACAATATGGTTCATTCTCCAAATTCAATCGACCTGAAAGATAACGATAAGCTTTTATCTGCTTATATGAAGAAGTACGAAAAAGCCAAATCAATACGACAACGATGGGAACCTTTGTTTAATGAATGTTATGAGTATGCTTTACCTATGCGTGAAACTTTCTACACTTCCGCAAGAGGTGAGAGAAGAGATGAAAGAATATTTGATGAAACGGCTGTTGTTGGAGTCCAAGAGTTTGCATCAAGACTACAATCAGGATTAGTTCCAAACTTTGCAAGATGGGCTGACTTTACTGCTGGTAGTGAAGTACCAAAAGAAAGTAGAGAATCTATTAATAATGATTTAGATGAAGTTACAGATTATGTATTTGAAGTAATACAGAACTCAAACTTTGCTCAAGAAGTACATGAATCATTTATGGATCTTGCTGTTGGTACTGGAGTTCTTCATGTAGCAGAAGGAGATGCCGTTAATCCAGTTAAGTTTACTGCATTACCTTTACCTCATGTTGTTCTTGATGTTGGGCCAGATGATATGGTCGATCATGTATTTAGAGAAAGAGATATGCCTTTTGGTCATATTCCAATCGTATATAGAGATATGGAACAAATGCCAAAGCTTATAAATGCAATCAAAACAAATCCTGATGCAGAAGCAAAAGTTCTTGAAGTTGTATGTAAAGATTATTCAAAGATAAATGAAGATGCGTATTTATGTTTTGTATTTGAAACAACAACTAAGTGTGTAATTAAGAAAGAACAATTCAAAGGAACTGGTAGTAATCCATTTATATGTTTTCGTTGGAGCAAAGACCCCGGTGCGGTGTATGGTCGTGGGCCACTTGTTAACGCATTGAGTGCGATAAAAACTACTAATCTTACAATAGAACTTGTTTTGGAAAATGCACAAATGGCTATATCTGGAGTGTATCAAATGGACGATGATGGTGTTATCAATCCAGATACAATAAATTTAGTGCCTGGAACTGTTATACCTAAAGCACCAAACTCTGCTGGGTTACAACCAGTTCAAGCCGCTGGATCATTTGATGTAGCAAATCTTATTTTGTCTGATATGCGATTAAATATTAAGAGAGCATTATATAATGATATGCTTGGTAATCCAGATAGAACACCAGCTACAGCTACTGAGATAGCAGAAAGAATGGCTGATCTTAGTAGACGTATTGGATCTGCTTTTGGAAGATTACAAGCAGAATTAGTACAGCCAGTATTACAGAGAGTTGTTCACATTCTTAAGAAACAAAATAGAATAAAAATACCAGTAATTAATGGTAGACAAGTAAAAGTTCGATCTGTTTCACCATTATCACAAGCACAAGCTAATGCTGATATTAGTAGTGTTGCTAGATTTCTTGAACTTACACAAGCAAGGTTTGGTCAAGAACTTACAAACATTCTTATCAACTCAGAACAAACAGCTACATATTTAGCAAAGAAGTTTGGTGTTCCTGATAATTTAGTAAGAGATCTAGAAGAAAGAAAAGAGATAATACGAGTAGCACAACAAATGCAGACAGCTATGCAAAATCAACAAGGAATGATGCCAAATGAACAAACTAACCAAAACTGATAATCCACAAGTAACTGGACTTGATGGATTCCCAAGAAATAAAAATTTAGAAGAAGAGATATCTTTAAATTTTACACACCTCTTTTCATCACCAACTGGTCAAGCTGTATTGCAATATTTGAGAAGTGTAACAATAGAAGCTGTTCACGGATCAGCAGTTACTAATGATGTTCTACGTCATGCAGAAGGTCAGCGATATATTGTTGGATTGATAGAAAGACGTATGCAACATGGTCATAAAACAAGGAAAGGTTGATAATGGAAGATCAAGTTCAAGAAGATGTTTCACGTGAAACAGTAAGTGAAGAACAACCAGTAAACTCTATGGGTGAAAGACCTGACTGGTTGCCTGAAAAATTTAAGAGTCCAGAAGATTTTGCTAACTCCTATCATAATCTTGAATCGAAGATAGGACAAAGTAGAGATACTATAAGAGATGAAGTTATAGCAGAGATAGAAAATGAAGCGTATGCTGATAGACCAGAAAGTGCTGGTGACTATCTTTTGCCTGAATCTCTTGATCCAGAACTTGCACAAGACAACCCTATGCTCGATTGGTGGGCCGATCATTGTTATAGTTCTGGTATGAGTCAAGATGAATTCGAAAAAGGCATTGAGATGTTTGGTGAGCAGATAGGAGCTGACTATGATGCTGATGCAGAGATTGCTGATTTAGGAGATCACGCAGAAGAAAGAATAGAAGCTGTTGGATTGTTTGTAGATCAGATTGTTCCACAGGAAAGTCATTTAAGAGAAACAATAGATGATTTTTGTTCTACATCAGAAGGTATACAAGTTGTTGAGTTGCTTATGTCACAAATGCAACAAACACCATTTTTAGATGGATCACAACCAGTACAAGTTTTGAATGAAGCAAAACTAAAAGAAATGATGCAAGATCCTCGATATTATGGTCATAATAAAGATATGGATTTTGTGCGTAAAGTAGATGAAGGATTTAGGAAGATCTATGGCTAAGAAAAAAGTAAAGAAACCGATAAAGTATTGACGTATATCAAAAGAGGTAACCTTGAGTTCCGACCATGTGTTATTTCTGATGTTGATATTATTGTCGATAATATGCGTTTACCTGATATCAGGGAGTGTGCATTGATTGGGGTTACACCCAAAGTAGCACTCCATGTGCCTTTTGTAGAAGATGGATCAAAAGGATTTACAATCACACACAAACAGAAACCAGTTGCCATGTGTGGTGTAACACCATTAGATGATTACAATTATCGTGGTAAGATATGGTTTCTTGGAACTGATGATATAGATAATATTGCTAAATCTTTTTATAAATACAGCAAACTTATCCTTTCATTTTTATCTTATGAGTATGATTATGTAGAAAATTATGTGCCAGTAGATCATGAAAAAACTATCAAATGGCTACAATGGATAGGGTTTGAAATAGAAAAACAACAATATTTTGTAGATGAATACGAGTTTTTGAGAGTTTTTTATTGCAATCCTGAAAGAATTGAGTGTAATAGTAAGTTAAGTGAAAGACCCGTACTGCATTAGAGAAGCCCTATATGGATAACTTTTATGACAAATGCAAAGGACAATCGGAAGCGTAAATTGTAACTTAACTTAGAGGAGCTGAATAATGGCAAATACAATAGATACTGCCTTTATCAAACAGTTCGAATCTGAAGTGCATCTTGCTTATCAACGTATGGGATCAAAGCTACGAAATACTGTACGTCAGGCAAACAATGTAACTGGAAACACAGTTCGTTTTCAGAAGATTGGAACTGGTGCGGCTACAACCAAGTCACGAAATGGCTTGATTACGCCGATGGAATTAGCACACACAAATGTCGAAGCAACAATGAGTGACAAATATGCCGCTGATTATATCGACAAATTGGACGAGCTAAAAACCAATATCAACGAAAGACAAGCTGTTGCAACTTCTGCGGCGGCGGCTCTTGGTAGAGAAACTGATACTATCATTTATACAGCAATGGATAGTGGTGCTAACTCAACTCAATTACATGATACAAGTTCTGCTGTTGAAAAAGCTGATTTGTTATCTGCATTTGAAACATTTGGTACAGCTAACATTCCTGAAGATGGTGGTCGATATATTGCTATGCACCCAAAAGGATATGCTGATTTATTTAACATAAATGAATTTGCATCATCTGATTTTGTTGGTGAGCAAAACCTACCATTTGCTGGTGGTATGACTATGAAAGAATTTCTTGGATTCAAGATTTTTTCAACTGCGGCTATCACGGCTGGAAAGAACATGGCATATCATACAACTGCTGTTGGTCTTGGTGTTAACTCTGATGTTCAGACAGAAGTAAATTATATTGCTGAAAGAGCATCACATCTTGCAACATCTATGATGTCTATGGGTGCTGTTGTTATTGATGACAATGGTGTCTATGAACTCTTAGATAATAACTCATAGGAGGTATACATATGGCTTATAGTGCTGCGAATCTTTCATTGGATTCAATGAGTTCAAATAAAAGAACATTCTCCTATACATCAACTGATGCTATTGGAACTGTTAATAATGCTGGTTACTTTAATGATGCTGTAAACATGATTAGAGTTGGTGATGTTATATTGGTTCATGATAGCAATACACCTACACATCATTGGTGTGTATGTGTATCTAACAATGGAACAGTTGTTGATATATCAGATGGTCAAGTAATCGCACAAACAGACGGCGATTAATAATGTCTAGCACAGCGGCAGATAGTTCGATTGATATTTGTAGTCGAGCATTGATTCTGATCGGAGCTGAACCGATTACCTCTTTTACAGATGGCTCAACAGAATCTTTGGTAGCTTCAAATCTTTATGAGGACATCTGCCGTTCTGCATTACAAAACTGTAGATGGCGATTTGCTACAGATCAAAAAGTTTTAAATAGATTAACTGATGCACCAACTGGTAGATATGATTTTGCGTATCAACTACCAAATGACAATTTAATAGTTCATGCAATTACTGTAAATGATAATCTTGTAGAATATCAGATATATGGTGACATGGTATATGCTGATACAGATCAGGCAGATACTGTAGTTGCTGATTATACATTTCGACAAACTGAAGAAAACTTTCCAGCATATTTCACAGTAGCATTACAGTATGCTTTGGCATTGGCATTTGCATCATCGATTGCAAGAGATGCAACAATGGTTACACAAATGTCTGCACTCGCAGATAGAGCTATGATGAAAGCTCGAAGTGTAGATTCACAACAACAAACAACACGGAAGCTAGTTTCTACCAGATTTATTGCTGAAAGGAGGAGTTGATGCGAAAAGCAAAAGTTCCTCTAACTAACTTTCAGTTTGGAGAAATAAGTCCTAGTCTTATATCAAGAACTGACACAAGGGTATATAACAACTCAGCTCAAAAGATTGAGAACTTTTTTTTGCGAGCAGAGGGTGGAGTAATTAAAAGAGCTGGTCTTTCAAAAATATTTGAATTTGATACAACAATAAATACCAACAAAGTACAGCAACATAGATTAGTTCCTTTTATATTTTCAGATGATGAACGATATATTGTATCGCTTGAACATCAAAAAATACGAGTGTTCCAAATAGATACAAGCAATAATGTTACTCTTGCTACTACTATAACTCAAGATGCGAATAGTGCTACCTTACCTTTTACCCATGACAATATTCATGAAGTGACGTATGCACAATCTGGTGATGTTATGTTTATTGCACATCAAACATTTATGGTTCGTAAGTTGACAAGAACTGGTCTTACATCTTTTCAGGTTGAAACAAAAACATTTGATACACAATCTGCTGGTGCAAAGATATATCAGCCATACTTTCAGTTTCAAGATTTAGGAACTACACTTGATCCATCAGCAAGTTCTGGAAATGGTATTACTCTAACTACAAGTGCCGCATATTGGGATACTACTGGATCACAATCAGGTGGTGACTTTCCTGATTCAAAACACGTTGGTATTACAATTAAATATCACGATCAAGAAATTACAATTACATCTGTTCAATCAGCAACTCAGGCAACTGGAAATGCACTGGCTACATTGAAAAAGAGATTAACTGTTGATTCATTCAGAACAGATAATGGTGTGGCAACTGTAACTGTTACTCTTGCAAATCATGGATTTTCTGCAAGTGATGCTTTTACTATATCGAGTGCAAATAGTGTAGGTGGAATTAGTGCTAGTAATCTAAATGGTTCTCGAACTGTAGCAGAAGTAATTGATGATAATACATTTACATTTAATGCTGGTGGTAATGCAAATGATTCGGCGGCTGGTGGTGGTACACCATTTTTAGAAACTCATGCACCAGCTACTAACTGGTCAGAACAATCTTACTCAGCATTGAGAGGGTTTCCAGGTGCAGTTACCTTTCACCAAAATAGATTATGGTATGGAGGAACTATAGCACAACCTGATGGTTTGTGGGCTAGTAAGTCTAATGAGTTTTTTAATTTTGATATTGGTACTGGTGCAGATAATGATTCGATTGATATTACTGCCGCTATTGGTGAAGTAAATACTATTCGTCATCTTGTATCTAATAGAGATCTTCAATGTTTTACATCTACAGATGAATTTATTGTACCAGCATTTGTTGAGAAGCCTACAACCCCTACAAACGCTACAATCAAAAGACAAACACCTTTTGGATCATCTTTTGTAAGACCTTATGTGTTTGATGGTGCAACTGTATATGTTCAAGGATCTGGTAAAATTATAAGAGAGATGTTGTTTGATGATGGTCAGCAAGCGTATACCGGTCAACCTATTTCATCACTTGCATCACATCTTATTAATACACCAATACAAGCAAGTACTTTAGCTGGTGGTATTGATCGTGCTGAGAGTTATTATTTTTTAGTAGATGCAGATGGAACTCTTGGTGTTTTTAATTCTAATAGAGGTGAGCAGAGATATGGTTGGACACAGTTTACAAGTCAAGGATCATTTCATTCTATTTGCACAGTTGATACAAGAGTGTATGCTGTAGTTAAGTTTGATAGAGGTGGGGGAACTAATAAATATATTCTCTGTGAGTTTGATAATACTTTTAATACTGATATGGCTAAAACATATTCTGGTAGTAACGGAGTATTCGATGTTAGTGCCGACTTCACAAATGGTGCAGTCCTTGATGTGGTCAGCGGTACTCATTATCTTGGTCAGTTTACTGTGGCTAGTGGGAATATCGATGTATCGTCTGTGGACAATTCTCTTTCATCAGCAGAGATAGGTTTTAAGTTTGATGTTACACTCACAACCAATCCAATAGACACAGTTGGACAAAGTGGTGCTATAACTGGAGAGCCAAGAAGTTTGAATAAAGTTATTGTTGATTTAAATGCTACTTTATCAGTTTCTGTAAATACAAAAGATTTAATTATACGACAAGTAACTGATGATTTAAGTCAGGCTCGAACACCAGTTACAGGAAAGAGAGAGTTTAGATTATTGGGATATAGTAAAGATCCACAAGTCACTATTAGCCAATCTGCACCTCTTTCATTACAAGTCAATTCATTAATAGCAGAGGTAACATTCTAATGGATCCATTTACTATATTTGGTGTTGTAAGTTCAGTTCTAAGTGCAAGTGCGGCAATAGCTCAAGGTAAAGAAATTAAAGCACAGAAAGAAGCTGAAGCTCGTCAAATAGAACAAGAACGACAACAAACAATCATTAATACTATGCAGAAGCATAATGATAGATTGCGAGAGTTTGATAATGCAATGGATATAAATGAATCATTGTTTGCGTTTATGAATAGAGATGATGATAGATCATTAAAAGCATTTAGAGAAAATGAAAAGCTTATAGCATCAGATGATGCAAGACGTATTGATACACAAGGTTTATATCGAGGAGAGCAGTTACGATTGCAAGCGGCAAGTGCAAGAAGAGCTGGTAGATCTGCTGAGAAGATGGGTTATCTAAATGGTGCAGTATCATTATTTGGTGGATTACAAGATGCTTATAAATATCAAAGTCCAAGTTCAAGTAGGAGAGGAAGATAATGGTAAGTGTTGTAAAACAAAGACGCCAGTTCCAAAATACACAGATAGGAATCAATCGAGCAGATATGTCTGTGGCAAATGATCTTGGTCGAGTATCCCAACTTGCAGATCAAATAACTAATCGAATGTTTAGAGAAGCCGCAGATAATGCGGCAAGGTCTGCAAAACAGTTTATTGATGAAATGCCAAACAACGCAATCTATGGCGTTGATCCAAAAACTGGCAGACCAAAAGTAATTGATCTTCAGGAATCTTTACCATCGAAAGGATATGGAACGTATGCACAAGATCTTATTAAGAAAGGTATTGATGAAAGATTTACTCGATTAGCAACAAACGAATATAAAGAAAAGTCTGCTGAGTTTGCATCTAAATATCCATTTAGTCCAACAAAGTATAAAGAGGAAATGTCACGCTTTGTTTCTGAGATGAAGAAACCTTATAGCGGTAAATATTCAAATCTTATTGAGATTGGTGCAACAGAATGGATTGGTAGAACACAAGCAGTTATTCTTGAAAATGCTATTAAGAATCAAAGACGATTAGCTGGTGTTGATTTATCAAATGCACTTAATGATTTTTCAAAAGATGTAGCTTCTTATGGTATTGGTGGTGGTACTGATTCTAAAGAAACTCTTGCAAAGATTGATGAGTATATTAACTCGTATAGCGAATCTATTGCTACTATGCGAAAGATGGGTAATTTTCGGCAAACACCAAAACAAGTTGCTGAAGCTCTGAAAGCAGAATTTGCAGTAAATAGAATCATGCACATTTTCGAAAGAACAACACGAACAGATACAAAAGGTTTGAATGGTGCAAAGTTTATAGATGCTGTTTTAGTTGGTAGATTTGATTTTCCTGAACAGTTCGATGTTTCAAAAGAAGAAACAAAGTTATTGTATAAACACGTTGTCAAAGGTGGTCAGCTTAGTACATTAAGAACTAAGTTAATAGGATTACAAGAAGATAATAATAGAGTTCGCAGATCTCAAGATGCGTTTGATCTTCAAGCAGAAAAAGATTTAGCAGATGCACAAATCTCACAATTACTTTTAGATAAAGAACAAATTATAGATAATTATGATCCTACTATTGAGGGAAATGCTTATAATCAGTTTGTTTCAAAGATTGCGCCGATGGATCTAAAAAGTGCAGTAGGTTTTTATTTAGATGAAATAGAAAAGATAAATGAAGCAACAACATTACAAGAGATTGCTGGATCAGTAACACCAAGAGCAATACTTAATTCTACTGAAGCAAATAATATAAAGAATGAATTAACAGATGTTTTTAGAAACCATGTTGGAGATCAAATTGTATCTGTTTTTGGTAGAGATAAAATAAAATTAGAAGCTGTTGGTGAATTTATAAACATGACTAATTTGCCAGATGGCACAGTTAATATGCGACCTTTCACAGAAAGAGGTATCAATCTTTCTCAAACAGAGAGAAAAGCATTGCAACAGTTTGGTAAGTTTACTGAATCAGAAGATCCTCGAGCATCAATGTATGAGAATTGGGGTGGAGATAATAGAGTACGATTAACAAATTCATTACGAGCTGAAATCAATAAAGAGATTGCAGAACGACAAGGGTTTATTGAAACACCATCAACAATATCAGAAGCAAAACGTAGAAAGATTCTTGCTTTTGAAGAGGGTATGCAACGTGGTTTTACAACTACATCAAAAGATGACAGACAAATTTTAGAAGATTCATTATTAGGTGATCCTGTTTATGGTGCTGAACTTGCTCAGATTGGTGTAATGGGTGCATTAAGAGATGCTAGGTTTATGACACCTGGGGGTGAGTTCTATAAATTTTATGAAGATATGAACGCAAATTTAGTGAATAAAAATATTTTACCACAATCAGCAGTTATGTTTATGCAAGGTATGGAGAATGGATCTATATCTGCTGGTGAAGGTAGATATATGTTGAACTTTATAAGAGCAAATATTCTCAGACCAATAGATCAAAGAAACATTGTTGCAGATCAGATGATTGAAAAAACATTACCAAATGGAAGAAAGATTCTTGCACCTGATACTGGAGCATTAAGCACTACAACAACTCGACTAAATTTATTTAAAAGAGGTCATGGTCTTGATGGTCAAGCAAACTTTTTTGCTGAGTTTATACGATCATCTCAAGCATTTGGAACTGATGCTTTGCCAGCATTGTTTGCTAAAGCTGTTGAGTTGCGTAATGACTCTAGTAAAAAAGAAGATGTATTAAATGATTTGCGAAATAAATTTGAACTTAAATCGAATCAAGATCCGATAGCACATGGTCGAAGAATATTATCTAAGATTGCTGGAGGACAAAATAATCCTCTCTATAATATGCTCAAAGATTCTATTGATGAATGGGCTGTTATAAATTTTAATAATAAAGGAGCATCATTTGAAGATTGGGTTGAGAATATAAAGGATACTTCTTTTGGTGGAAGTGATGATATTGTTCTCGATATTAATGGTGTTATATCAACTAACAATCCAAAAGATATAAGAACACCTTATTCACCACAAAGACTATTTGGAGATAAATCAGAGCAATTTAAACTTTGGGCTGATTCATTAATACGAGATCAAACCAATAATATTTTTAGTCTTACATCAGGTGACAGAGGTGGTATGACCCAAAGCAAGGGTTTATTTAGTACAGTTTTTGGTGGATTTAAACCAATGAAAGCTGGTGATCCACATACAAAAGTATGGTTAGTTCCTGATCCTTATACATCAATGACGCCAACTGGTGAGCCTGATTTAGCTACAACTATTTTTAGACCACATTACATAAATGATTTGGGTGAGTTGGTTCCAGCATTATTCTTTGATGCTTCAGCAGATAAAGGTAAAGAAATAATTTATCCTGAAATAAAAGTAAGTGACTTTTTAGAATATTCACGATCAGATCAGATGCGTAGGTATAACTAATGATTTATACTAAGAACACGATACTTTCTTCTTCTGCACCTCAATACAATCAGAAACTATATAGCGACATTCCAACGTCTACAAGTTGGACAGATACTTTGGCGGCAACTCTACAATACAACTACCAGCCAATGATTAATGCTTATTACAACAGACAAACATATAATGATACAGAGCAAGGTGATTATATTCCTATGGAAAATATACCTGATGAGTATATGGAGTTTAGAGATGATTTAATTCATGCAAAGAATCAAGATCACATGAATGATTTGATTGCTCAGATTGATGGTATGAGAGAAGTGAGGTCAAAGTTAGCTAATGCGTCATTATTCAACCAATTTACTGCTGGTTTGTTTGATCCTATTAATCTTGTTGCTTTACCTTTTGGCGGCCCAACTTATGGTATTGTTCGTTCCGGTCTTAGGGTTGGTACTGGTGTAGCGGCATTACAAGCTGGACTCGAAGTTCCAAGACAAATGTTTGATCCAGTAACAACTATGGGTGAATCGGCAATGAATGTTGGTGGTGCATTTATTGTAGGTAATGCTCTTGGTGGATTGATGGCAGTTCCTATTACGCAAAGAATAAATGCAATGACAAGAACAGCTCAAGAGAATGAAGCGTTCTATAATGCTACACGACAAGTAAATCCAGAACATATGGAATTTTTAGGACAAAGAGAAAGTAGAATATTCCAACCTCTTGGCACTCCTATGAATAGATTGAATGATGAACAAATTGCAAGTTTGGTAGATGCACGACAACTTGATGGTGAAACACTTGAAAATATAACTGGTGCTGTTGATCCGCAGTTTGCATATAATAGACAACAATTTAATGATTTATCTGCACAACAACAGAGTGAGTTGCTTGATGGTATTGCAACTGAAGCTCGATCAGAACAAGCAATCCGACAACTTGAAACAACTGCTGGATTGGAAAGAACAAGAAATGACCTTGTGAAAAATTGGTTTACCGATTCTTTTGCTTGGAGGTTTATAACCACACCATTAAAAAGAACATTACAAAGTAAGTTTTCAGCCGAAACAAAAGAAGCAATGTTAAACCTAATTGGTGATGGAGGTCATTTTCTTGTCGGTATGAAGTATGGACAAGGTGGTAGGCAATCTATTCATACAAAGGCGGCAACATATCAAGGTGAATGGTTGCAAGTTCATAAAGAAAATTTAAAGATATGGGGTGAGTATACTGGTCAAGGTGTTCCTTTAGAAACAAAGATGGATTGGCATTTTGGTAAAAAACGATATGACCAATGGCTTGAAGATACTTGGAAGAAATCACAAACAGATCCTGAGAATCTTACACAATATGAACAAAGACTTGTTGATACTTGGAATAGATTTTTTAAGAAGTGGGAACAGCGATTGAGAAAGTCAGGTGAGTTACCTGATAAACTTTCATTACAAGATGAAGTGCGTAAACTCGATGCTGATTACAGAACATACAATGGCAAACTTAGACGTATAATGAATCAGGCTGGATATGATCCAAGAAGTGAGAAAGTCGTTACACTTAAAAAGTTGGTATATAAAATTAAACAAAATAGAAAACAAGCTCGTATTAATCTCAATTCTATCGAAAGAGGATTTTTACCTAACAGAATGATGCGAGATAGTTTTTTTCCAAGAATATGGAATGTTGAATATGTAAAACAAAATAGAGAAGCTCTTGCAGAAAAACTAAGAATACATTTTCGCAATAATCCAGAATCTGTTGTGTATGATCGAGATGAAATGGTATATACCACAACTCGATTATCTACTCGAGAATCTGATATTGAAGCAAGAGTACAAAACGCAATAGATGCTATAGTTAATGAAAGTGATCCATTAGGACAAAACATTTTATCTTATGGATCTGGTGTATCTTCTCACCTCAAACATCGACAACTCGATATACCAAATGGAGATGTTGCTGATTTTATAATGACAAATCCTATTCAAGTCATGCAAACTTATACTCGAAGAACAGCGGCAAGACATGAGTTTCACGAAACATTTGGATATCATGATCCTGAGATTGTTATTGGTAAAATAATAGATAAAGAGTTAGATGCTGGCAGATCAATAAAAGAAGTAAATAGATTGCGTAGAGATTTTATTGCGTCTTATGATCGAGTGGCGGCAACAGCAATACAGAATCCTGATACGTTAAGTATGAAAGTTGCTAATACTCTTAAAGATCTTGCAACATTAAATTATCTTGGAAGTGCTGGTTTTGCGGCATTACCTGATGCGGCAGTTACAATAATGCAAAGTGAGATGGGCCCTTTGTTTCGTCAGTTATTTAGTGTACTAAATGATAACAGAGTGCGAATGAACGCTATGGAAGCACAGCAAGCTGGTGAAGGATTAGAAACAATATTGGCTGACGTTCACATGAGAATAGTTGCAGAAGAAACTGCAAACCCTTTTGCTAATTCAAACTTTGAAAGATTAAGAAGAAAAGGACGCCATGTATTCTTTCAGTTAAATTTACTTGGCCCATTTACCAGAACATTCAAACAGTTTTCTAGTATGGCTAATAGTCATAATATTATTGAATATTCTACAAAGTGGGCTGATGGTTCTATTACACAAAAGCAGAGAGATTTTCTTGTACGTCATGGAATAGGTGAACGAGAAGCAAAGCTTATAGATTCTCAAAGAGAAGAAAATATTAAGATTGTTGATAGAGTTGCTTATGAAGATGCAAAGTTTTTACAAACACAATCTGTTCATAGACAGTTAAATGAAGCACTCAATGCAACTCCTGAATCAAGAACACCTACACAAGAAGCATATATATCGGATCTAAGCTCAAGAGATAGAGAACTGATTACTAATTTAGAGCCTGATGATTTAAGATTTGAGGATTTTGTAACACGAAAATTTCCATTTATGTTAGATACGTCTAATAGACAAGCTAGTATTTTTAATCAAGTAGAGTTGCAAAATTTTATACAAAGAAGTCAAGAAGCTGATTTCGATCCAGTAGCAGAGGGTTTACGAGTTCCATCTGATCAAGAAATAAAACGATATAAAAATGCTTATAGTCTTGATGGCTCTCCAAGATTTATGGAAGAGGGAGCTGGTATGCAAAAAAGTGAAAAAGGTTTTTGGTATGCAAACTCTAGCACTTGGACAAATGACGAAGCTTTAATGGTATTTCGTAGAGCATTAAATATGTCTGTTAGTAATAATGTATTAATGGGAACACCAGCAGACAAACCATTAGCAACTGATGGCGTATTTTATATTCCAATGCGTATTGCAAGAATGGCTGGTATGAAAGAAGATCCTCGAGTGTCAGGATATGCTCGAATAGAGCAACCATTGATGGCATTACCATTTCAGTTTTATTCTTATGCGTTTGCGGCGGCAAACAAGATAACTGGTTTATATGCACAAGGAGCAGTTACAAATAGATTAACTGGTGTAGTTACAATGATGGGATTAGCCTATATGGGTATGCAGTTGAAGTATATGAACAATCCATATGTATTAGAGAATATGTCACTTGAAGATAAGATTGCTCGATCTTTTGATATGTCAGGTTTGGCGGCAATCTATAGTGATTTATTCTATACTTCATTACATACATCACTTGCATTAGGTGGCCCAGATATTGGTATGGGTGTTATTAGTCCAAAGTATAGACAAGAGAAAGATTATATTGATGCTGTAACGATGCCTATGGGTGCTGGAGTGGGTATTGGAACTGATTTGGTTAGAAGTGCTGGATCATTTGTAATGGGTGACTACGGCGAGGGTTCTAAAGATTTTATTAGCAATTTACCTTATATGAGGTTATGGTTTCTAAAAGACTTGGTAAATGATATGACTAGATCAATTTCTGATGGACTCGGTGCAAATAGATATGGGGGTTAATAAATGACAATATCAGTATCGAATAATACACCAAGAGTTTCTTATACTGTAGCAGAGGGACAAACACAAACATCCTTTACAGTTAATTTTGAGTTTTTTGCAGAAGCTGATCTAAATGTTTATGTTGATGATACATTAAAAACATTAACTGCTGATTATACAGTATCAGGTGGTAATGGATCTACTGGTGCAGTTGCTATAAGTGTTAC